TTCAGAAGGTAAAAGAGAACGAGAAGAAGTAACTTAGCGGTTACATTCTGTTTTGTCACCTAACGGTTACTTGTAAGGGCTTCTGTAGCGTTTCGTTCTGTCCGTCTATGAGTTCTACGTTCTATGGGGGTTAGTCCACCCCAAATACCAAATGGTTCTATTGCTTCTATAGCGTAGGTTCTACAACTTTGCAGGACTGGACATTCGGAACACATTTGTTTAGCCCAGATTGTGTCTTGATAGCCACCGTTGCCTGGTTCTGGGAAGAACGCATCTGGAAAGTTTTGGCATGGTGTCTCACCGACTTCTTCTATTTCTTGTAGTAAAGAAAATAGTTTCTGTGTTACTGGTATTTGTCGGTGGTTTGTCATACACTTACCATACTGACAATCCCGTCAGAAGTAAAATCGGAAAAGGGTTATGACTAATAAATTAGATCACAAACTGTTTGGTAAAGCTGTATTGGTTGGAGACTTTGAAAATCAGAGTCCTAAGTGGCATGAGCTTCGTGCTGGTGGCATTGGTGGTTCACAGGTAGGCACTATTTTAGGGTTGAACCCTTGGGAGTCTGCTTACACGTTGTGGGCGAAACTGTCTAACAAGATTGACGATAGTTTTCAGCAAAATGAGAAGATGCGTTGGGGAACACTTGTTGAGCCAGTAATCTTTAAGGAGTGGGGTTTGTTGAACCCTGAGTATGAAATGTTTGAAACTGGTACTTGGGCTGACGGTTGGAAACACGCTAACCCTGACGGCATCCTGAAGATCGGTGATGACTACGGTTTGTTGGAGATTAAGACTGCTGGCTATCGTTGGGACACTATTCCTGACCATTATGCGGCGCAATGTATGTGGTACATGGAGTTACTTGGTTTGAAGTGGTGCAAGGTTGTTGTGCTGTTCCAGGGTAATGAGTTGCAGACTTTTCATTTGGATTATGATTCTGAGTTTGCTTTCTACATGAACTCTCGTGTTGCAGAGTTTTGGGACAAGTTGGCTAAGGATGTAGCTCCTGATTGGGATGGCTCTGATTCAACGTTTCAGACTGTGCGTGTTATGAACCCTGACATTGTTGATGAAGAAGTCGAGTTAGGTGTTTTAGGTTCTGATTTTGTTTATGCACAGGCAGAACTTGATTTGACTACTGCAACTGTTACAGAGTTGAAAAGCAAGATATTAGACAAAATGGGCAAAGCAAAGTATGGTTTGCTTAACGGCAAGGTTATTGCTACTCGTTCTTCCAGAGCTGGTGGAGTGCCGTATCTAACAATAAAGAAGGGTAACTAATGAAAATAACTGATCTAAAGGGTCTGACTGTCGGCAATAGAATTGCTGTGACTATTAGGACTGCGACAAAAAAAACTACGGCAGTTACAGGCGTTTTATCTGGTATTCAGGTACTAGATTCTGGTTCTGTTGGCGTGACTATTGAAGGGCTTGCTCAATGGATTTGGCTAGAGTCAAACATGACTGTCACTTGGGGTGAGAACATTGGGCTTTGATCTTTCTCAGTATCAAACGGTTCAGGAAAGAATTGACCTTTTCTGGAATAAGTACCCTAATGGTCGCTTAAACTTAGAGATTGTTCTAATCAATGAGACACAAGTTGTGATGAAGGCTGAAGTCTTTTTAGATAAAGCTGATGAGAAACCTGCTGCTGTTGATTACGCTGAAGAGCGTTTAGGCACTAGCCACATCAACAAGGTTTCTTTTGTTGAGAACTGTGCTACGTCTGCTTATGGTAGAGCGATTTCTGCGCTTGGCGGTGAGTTTAGCCCTAAAGGTAAACGACCTTCAGCACAAGAAATGGAAAAAGTAAATCGTGCTAATGATGACATTTACACCCAGGCAAGTGAAGCGTTTTACAACAAGGATTTAGCAAAACTAAAGTCTTTGTATGTTGAAGCGCAACAAGCTAAGTTACCAAAAGATAAGTTGGATTTGATTGTGATGTGGGGTAAGCAGCTTGGAAATAGTTAGCCCAGACCACATTATTGCGAAGCTGAATGAACTTATCCAGTCTGGTGAGAAGGGTGTTAATGCTCTTTATGATGCCGAGATGAAAGTTGCTGACAGCGATCTTGTTTATGAGAAGGCTTATCAGGCAGCGTTTCTTGAAGCTCAGGGAACTGTGGCGGATCGTACTGCTGTCGCTCGTCTAAAGACTGCGGAATTAAAGTTTGAGCATGACATGGCTAAGGTCGAATTGGGTCGTGTGAAAGCTAAGATAAAGCAGATTTCGGATGCAGGAACTTTGACGGCTGTTATTGCTAAACAGGTTGAACTTACTTTCCGTCATGGTTAGTAAAACTGTTTGGGCTAAAGTTCTTCAGCGTGATGTGTGCTGTTGGCATTGTGGGCGCATAGATGATACTCTCGTTCCGCAACACAGAATCAATCGGGGGATGGGTGGGTCTAAACTTTTGGACACCCCATCTAACCTGGTTGCTATGTGTAGTGAATCTAATTTGTTAATGGAATCTGATGCAGAGTTTCGTGAGAAGGCTTTACAGTGTGGCTGGAAGTTGGAGCGATACAAGTTTCCTGAGCAGACACCGATTTACGATTTTTATAAAGGTGACTGGTTTCTGATTGATAATGACTGGAATAAGACACCGTACCGACTTTTTATGGCTTGAAAGGGAAATAATGTTTAAAGATAAAGATCAACATTTTGCGTATCTACTTGCTTTGGAGTATGAACGTAATGATACAACTCACAGAGTTTTGAGTGACACTATCGCTGATGCTAAAGCTAAGTTATCTAAACCGCAGGTTCAAGCTATCAAGGCTTTGGTTTCGGCTGAGATTGAGCAGTTACGGGCTATGCGTGAGCAACGAGATAAGTTGTTTTTTGATGCTGGGCGTTGGGCTGGCGGTGCGAGAGATTCGGTTGCTGTTGCAGCTAACAGCATTATGGATGCGTTGATGGAGAGTGAAGTTTAGATGAGTGTCGAGATGATTTCGCTTGTGCTAAATAATAGTCGGGCTGATGGTCGTGCGAAGTTGGTTTTGATTGGTATTGCTAATCATCATGGCGATAATGGTGCTTGGCCGTCTATCGCTACTTTGGCTCGTTACGCTAACGCTAGTGAACGATCTATTCAACGTGACATCAAACATTTGCAGGATTTGGGTGAGCTTGTTGTTGAAGTTCATGGTGGCGAAACTAAGGGTCAATACAAGTCGAATAAGTATTGGATTAGCATTTCTGGTGTTTCTGACAGGGGTGACAGACTAGGTTCAGGGGTGACAAACCAGGTAATCAGGGGTGACAAACTAGGTAAGTCAGGGGTGACAGATCTGGCGTATAAAACATCATTAGAAACATCAATAGAAACATATACGCATTTCGATAAGTTTTGGAGTGTTTATCCGAGACGGACTTCAAAGCGAGCTGCTGTCAAAGCTTATGAGTCTGCTGTTGCTCGTTCTAGCCATGATGCTATTTTGGCTGGTGCTATCAGGTTTGCTAATGACCCGAATCTTCCGCAGGGTGAGTTCATTCCTTATCCGACTACTTGGTTGAATGGTGATCGTTGGGAAGATGGGCCGTTGCCTGAGAGAACTAAATCTAAAGAAGAACAGCAGAATGATGCGAGAATGGCTGAGAAAGCCCGTTTAGAGCGTTTATGGGAGTCAGAGCGTATTCGTAAGTTGGAAGTCTTAGAGCAGGAACAGAAGGCTGTTTTGACCCCACCCAAGGATTGTTCACATGGGAACATTGTTTGGAATTGCCGTCAATGCGGTTTTGGTTTAGCCAAAAAGAGCGCATAAATGACTAGACTGGGTTTGTGGATGACAACAAGATTCTCTGTAACCGTTGCGGTTATGCGTGGGTCGTTGCACCTGAAAAAAGAGAACGCAAAGATCTATTTTGTGCTTCTTGCCGAGCTAAACCTGCTACAGTTGTGCAGTACGGTAATCTCAAATGTATTCCCCATCAAGGCAGCTTTGCTGAAGATGAGATAACACCAATGTCTGATGGAACTGCGGTTCTTCCAGGTAAAAGAATATGCAATCATGCTGATTGTGTAAATCCTAAACACATAGAAAGGGTAGATTGTGCCTAACACAATTAAAGCAACAAACCTAACTGTTACAAAAACTTTTGACAAGTTTTTTATTGCTACTGACACGTTCAAAAAGGCTGATGGAACTGAAGGCAAACAGTCCTACAAGATTTGGACTACACAAAAAGTTTCAATCAACTCAGTGATCAATGTTATTGGGTCTGCTTCAGGCAGCGTACTTCAGTTTACCGACAAGAACACTAACGAGCAGGTAACTGTCGGTCAGCTATCTATCAACGCTAAAGAGATCGAAGTTGTTTCTTTGGGTCAAGCACCACAGGCGGTGTCAACTAGCTGGGACACATTTTGAAACTAGCGTATTTTAGCATTTTTGCTACTGTATGCGTTTTCTTGTTTCTTGGTTTTGATGCTGATGCTTTAGAACAAAAGTTATTTATGTTTGGTTTAGCAGCCTGGTGGTTTCTGATTCTTTGTGGGGCTTACTATAGAAAGCATGATAAATAAATTTTCTGTTGAAGGTCTGCCAGCACCACAAGGATCTAAAAAGCATGTGGGTAATGGTCGGATGGTTGAAGCCAGCAAGTATCTCCCTGCTTGGCGTAAAGCTATTAAAACGGAATGTCAATCGTTATTTGAAGAACCTATGGATGGGGCTTTGGAAGTGGAACTTTGGTTCTATCTGCCAAGGCCTTCTTCCATTTCTAGGGATTATCCAACTGTGATGCCTGACGTGGATAAATTGGTGCGTGGTTGTTTGGATGGCATGGTCAAGGGTGGGGCTATTGTGGATGACAGCAGGGTCGTTGATTTGCATGCGTATAAGCGTTATTCGGTTGATGGTTGGACTGGTGTTGAAGTGATTGTGCAGCATTTAGAAGATTAAATCTTTTTGGCGTGTTGCTATTGACTTTGGGGTTCTTGCTGGCATAGATTAAGGGGTATGACAACAAGAAAGGGAAACATGGCTAAACACAGGGGCCATCATAAATTTGGTTGCAACGTATTTCAAGAGTATCTTCGACTAAAGAATCGTTGGCTGTTCTTTGTAAGACCTGACATCAAGAAAGGGATTAGAAATGTCTTGGGCAGAAAATAAAAAACTTGATGAGTGGATTGAACGAGCTTATCAAAATGGTAAACGTGAAGAGCAAGAGCGCATCATTCAACTGATTGAGCGACTGCCATTTATTTGGGGTGGAACAACACAAATGATTCAAACAAGTCGTAATGATGTCATTGCGCTGATAAAAGGAGAAACAAATGACTAACCCTAACTTTGACCCAACATGGCTACTAGACATGGCTAAAGAATCTGAAAAACATTTTAAAGAAACACTTGCTTTAATGCTTGAAGCTCATAGAGAAGAACAGGCAGAAATAGAGCAAAAACGTATCATTAAATTGCTTACAGAACTAAAAGTTATTAGGCGTTGTGGGGCAACAAATAAGCTTGTTGCTTTTGATACTAATGGCGAAAATGTTGTTTATTTGACTGGTTTCGAGACTTTTCCTGAAGATGAATGTTTTTGTGATCCTTGTGGTTCTAATGATTGTGATTGTTACGGTAAAAAGTGTGATTACTGTAATGGTAAAGATACAAACAAAGTAGAAAATTAGTGAAAATTGGCAGCCTGTTTTCTGGTTATGGTGGTTTAGATCTTGCTGTAATGAATGTGCTTGATGCTGAACTTGCTTGGCATTGTGAGTGGGAAGATGCTCCATCAAAGATTCTTGAACGTAACTTTCCAGGCATACCTAATTATCGTGATGTGACAAAAGTTGATTTCACACGAGTAGAAAAAATAGATATTCTGACTGGTGGCTTTCCTTGTCAAGATTTATCTTTGGCAGGTAAAAGGGCAGGGCTAAAAGAAGGAACTAGATCGGGGCTTTGGCATGAGTTTGCTAGAGCTATAGAAGAACTACAACCTAAGTTGGTTGTTATAGAAAATGTTAGGGGTTTACTAAGTGCTAAAGCAGATAACGGAATGGAATACAGTCAAGAAGATTTGGATGATTGGGGAGACAGACCTGTTTTCACAGCAATTCAAGCCGTTCTTGGGTCGCTGGCCGACATGGGGTATGATGCGAAATGGTGTGGTTTACGAGCTGCCGATGCAAACGCCCCACACAATAGATATCGAATCTTCATTATTGCGTTCCCCCAAAGCAAGTGAAGGTGAAGGTGGGGCGTTGGGTGAAGCTGAAGCGTTGAAGCGTGGCAATACTGTGGGGGTTAGAGATCAGGTTATGGATTTAGTTTCTGGTCAAGGGCTAAAGGTTTCTAGGGTTGCGGACAATTTGCTACCCACCCCTAATACTATGGAACACAGGGAAATAAAAACCCCAGAACAGATTGCGGAATTGAAAAAACGTAGCCCTGGTGGCTATAGAAATCTTAGGGAGTCAGTTGTAAATGAGCTTCTTCCCACTCCTATTGTTAGAGATTATAAAGATGGTCAGGCAGCTCAAACTCGTGACGGTGTTGTTTCAGTAGATACAGTTGCTAGAGCTATTTTTAATAGTGGTGAAGTAACTGACATTAGTTGGGGAAAGTTTGCTCCTGCGATTGAACGGTGGGAATCTGTAACACGCCCTGCTCCTGCACCTACTAAACCTGATGGTAAGAACGGTAATCACCGTTTGTCAGCAGATTTTACTGAGTGGATGATGGGTTTACCTGAAGGATGGGTTTGTAGCCCTGAAATTGGTTTAAAACGTAATGACCAACTAAAAGCTTGTGGTAATGGTGTTGTTCCACAGCAAGCAGAATTAGCATTAAATCTGCTACTTGATGATGAAATTATTGAAAGGATTCAAGGATGAGATTTGATAAATGGCTAAAAATTGGTCAAAAGCAAAACTGGATTGGTGCAGTTCATTGCAGTACGCATGATGCTTTTCTGAGTGATGAAGAAGCCATAGAGTTTGAAGAAGGCGATCCTTGTATTGCAGTTGTCAGACTTTATGAGTCTAAAGAACAAAGAATAGATGTTGAAGGAGAGTAAAAATGATTGAACTTATTGCATCTATCGGTGTTGGGGGAATACTAATTTTGGTTATTGGATATGTCGGCATTTTTTATTTAGCACAAGTAATAGATTCAAGAGACCCTTATGATGATGGAGATACAGATGAGTAGTAAAGCGCAAGAAGCAGTAAAGCTTTTGAGAGATGATAATTTGATTTGGTCAGCAGATTTTGATTTGGTTCGACACAAGATAGCAGATGTCATTGAAGAAGCTAACACGATAACTCACCCAGTTATTTTGGCTTCTATAAGAAATCTTTGTTACGGCTTGACCAGCCCTGTTCTACAGGAGAAATCTGATGCTTGAAAACTTTACACCTACAACCAGGCAATACTCTTGCAAAATGAAAACAATCTTAGATTCGCTTAGTGAAGCAGATAGAAAGACTTTGACTGATGCGTTAGAATCGCCTTTGTGGAACAATTCTGCTCTAACTACTGCTCTAAATGAGCGTGGCTTGAAACTAAGCCGTTATTCGGTTGATGCACATACAGGAAAGCGTTGCTCATGTTGGAGAACTTAGTTACCCCTGCACCGAAAGTGCCTGTTCCTGAAGGCTGGAATCCGTCTGTCGTGTTTGATGGTGAAGGTGGCGAAGCTACTCTTCCTGCTGTTGAAGGCGATAACCCTGTTGACATTGAAGGTTTCTTGCGTGATGCAGGAATCAACCCTGACGAGATTGACATTGTGGGTGAACCTAGGATTAGTCGTTGGCAGGTTGCTAGACCTTTTCCGTTAGACCCTATGTGGATGACTGCTGTTCGTATTCGTTGGCGTAGAAAAAACGCAAAACTAAATCTTCCCTTACTTTACTCTTTGGCAAAAAAAACTAAGCCAGTCAAATCTAAAGCTGTCGCATCTGGTAAAGCTTTGGTTGTTCTTTGGTCAGACCTTCAGGTAGGCAAGGTAGATCACAGGGGCGGCACAGAAGCAATGTTTATGCGTATTGCTGAAACACAAATTCGGTTGATAAACAAGGTAAAAGAAACTAAACCCGAACGCATCATTTTCTGTGATGTTGGTGACACTATTGAGAACTTTGGTAACGTTGCGGATCTACATCAGCTCGCCACAAATTCTATGTCGCTGATGCAGCAGATTGATGTCGCTACGGCTATGGCTTGGGAAACTTTGAAGCAACTGGTCAAGTATGCTCCTGTAACTTATCTTTCGGTTGGTAGCAATCATTGTCAGTTCCGAGTAAACAAGCAAAAGGTTGGTTCGGCAACGGATGACTGGGGTATTCATATTGGTAGGACTTTGGCAAGGTTGTCTAAGGAAGTTGGGCTTGACATAACTTTTCACGAGCCAGCAACCCATGATGAGTCTTTAGCCCTAGATGTATTTCAAGACGGCTATCACATTTTGGGCATGGTCCATGGACATCAAGCAAACAGACCTGAAGGCATACCAGACTGGTGGAGAAAACAATCATTTGGTAAACAACCAATCACAGCTTCCACAGTTTTGGTTTCTGGTCATTTCCATCACCTACGCATACAGGAACTTGGTTCAACAAACAGGGGAACAAGTAGATTCTGGGTTCAAGCATCAACGCTAGATAACGGAAGCAACTGGTGGAGACTAAACTCTGGTGAAGATTCACAACCTGGTTTGGTTTGTTTCACACTAGAAAAAGAAAAAGACTTTACAGGAACTGTCTGGAAGTTGTAATGATTCGTGAAGTGTGTTCGTGTGGCGCAGAGTTTGAAACTGATGATCGAGATTCGGTTGTTTTGGTTAAGAACTGGCGTAGGACACATAGACACGCTGAAAAGCAGCCAACACAAGAAACAAAAGATTCAACACTATTTACTAATACAGAAGTAGCTTTAGGTTTCCAAGCCATCTACGACCCTTTGGAAGAAGAATGAACCCAGCAATAGATTTACAGAACGCTAAAGTATTTTTTGGCAGTTGTTTAGATGTTTTACCTACACTTGCCGATAATTCGGTTGATGCTATTGTTACTGATCCACCTTATGAACTTGGTTTTATGGGTAAGAGCTGGGATAACTCTGGTATTGCTTATAACGTGGATGTTTGGCGTGAGTGCCTTAGAGTGCTGAAGCCTGGTGGTCACATTCTAGCGTTTGGTGGTAGCAGGACTTGGCATAGGTTGGCTGTCGCTATTGAGGATTCTGGTTTTGAGATGCGTGACAGTATCGCTTGGTTATATGGTTCTGGTTTTCCTAAGTCGCACAACATTAGCAAAGCTATAGATAAGTTGCATGGGGCAGAACGAGAAGTTGTAGGTAGTCCCATTGCTGATGATATTCGTGGTGGGAATATGCATGCTGAAAATAGAGGTCAAAGACATACGATAGACATTACTGCTTCTGCTACTGATGATGCTAAGAAGTGGGATGGTTGGGGTACAGCTTTGAAACCTGCTTTTGAACCTATTGTGGTTGGTCGTAAACCTTTGGTTGGGACTGTAGCAGAGAATATATTGCAGTATGGTACTGGTGGGCTAAACATTGATGCAACACGCATAAAATTATCAGAAACAGATGCGCTTCAAAATGGCGTAAAACATATAGAAAAAAAGTTAGATACTGGCAACGCTGATACCAAATGGGGATTTAAAGCAGTTGATAGAGAAGCTGGATTAGGTCGTTGGCCAGCAAACATTATCCTTGACGAACACACAGCCAAACTATTAGACGAACAGACAGGCACACTAACTTCAGGTGCTATGAACAGCATGACAAAAGGACATGACGAAGAAACTTTTAACACTTATGGCAAACAGTATGTTCGCAGAGTAGTAAATCAAGCAAGCAGTGGCGGTGCTTCTCGGTTTTTTTATGTTGCTAAAGCAAACAAGAAAGACCGTAATGAAGGCTTAGACGATCTGCCCGAAGTCAGACATGCTGACCGTAATGTTACTGACGGTGTTGGCGGAGATAATCCACGCAATAGAACGAATCAAGCTAAACAAAACTTTCATCCAACAGTAAAACCAACAGCTCTAATGCAGTATTTGGTTCGTTTGGTTACACCTGAAGGGGGAATAGTTTTAGACCCGTTTACAGGTTCTGGTTCAACAGGCAAAGCAGCTCTGTTAGAAGGCAAGCAATTTATAGGTATAGAACTAACCGAAGAATACTTGCCTATCATTGCTGGCAGACTGGCTCACGCAGCTAACACAATAGAAAAAGAAGAAGGAGATGATCTGTTTGCCAGTCTATGAATATAAGTGTGTCAATGAGCATACAGAAGTTGTTACAGTTTCTATAAAAGATGAAGTTCAAGTTCCTGAAAAGTGTGTCCAATGTGGCGAAGATTTGGTTAGACTATTTGGTACGCCATCTCTAAAGTTCAATGGGACTGGGTGGGGTAAGGATTAGAAAGGGAATGATGTTTGGTTTATCGTTGCGTTGGTTTGAACGTATTTTGGTTGTCGTAAATTTGGTTCTAATTATCGGTATTTTGATTTACTTTTTTGGTCAAATTTCGGTTGAAAATTGTTGGGACAAGTATGCGACTGAAGAGCAAGCTATAAGTCATTGTGAGCAGTAATGGGTAAGTTTAGGAAACCTTGCCTTGATTGTGGAGAGCTTACTTCCGGTTCTAACCGGTGTGAGAAACACGAAAATTTGGTTGTCAACTTGCATAACGCTAGACGGGCAGCAGTAAAAAAAGAGACGGGACAATATTCTGGTGATTATCGTAAAAGGGCTAAATTGGTTCGTGAAACAGCTTTGGTTTGTCATCTCTGTAATGGTGGCGGTAAGTTTGGTGATCCTTGGGTTGCTGATCATGCTAATCCAGGCGAATCTGGTTCTGATGCTTTACTGCTTCCGGCGCATAAAAGTTGTAATGAGAAGCGCGGCAATAAGCCGTTGATTTAAGTTTTGGTTATCTGGTTGTAAAATTTGGTTGTGATACCCAATACCAGATAGCCACGCCTAGCCCCCTATATACCTCTCGTATAGGGGGTTTTCGCGTTTATAACGGTTTTATAACGGTGTCCAGGTTTAGCGTGTTTTGTAGCTCACCGGAGCTTATTATTTTCTTGTAGCCAACACCGGCTACCAAAACAAAGGGAAACAAATGGAAATAATTTATGATCGTAATCGTGAAGGAGCTTGGGTTCTTTCTACTTTTATTGAAGATGAGTATTACAAAAAGGTATTTTACTTTTATACAAAAAAGGAAGCTACACAAGTATTTAGAAGCTATGTAAAGGGTGAGATCTAATGGAATACAGAATTCAACAGAAAGCTACTAACTGGTATGAAACTTTTGTAGAAGCTGACACTTTTGAAGAAGCTATAAATAAAATCGAAACTGATGAAAATGCTTCTGACTGGGAGCTGATTCTAGACACAACAGTTATGTTTGACGAATTTTGGGCGGAAGATGAAAACGGCGAAGAATTTGAAAAACAAAACGGAACAACTATTAGGCTAACTGATTTCCAGGTCAAACAAGTTTTACTGTGCATTGATCTTATGGAAAACACGCTAGAAGATCACACGCCAGAAGATTTGGCAGCTTTGAACATAGAGATAGATAAGTCTGCTTTGTTTGAGCTAGCTGAACAACTAGAAAAAGGGAAATGATGAGCAAGCTAACTAAAGATCAAACCTGGGAGCTACTAGAGATACACACTTTACTAGGTGATACAAATTCGGATAATGACGGTTACGGTTTCAACTTGCTAACTGAATTTATTGAAAGATACGGTTTTGCAACACAAGAAGAAAAGGGACAAAATGAAAGTGTATAAAGTCAGATTGAAGCATGATAAAGGATTTTTTACTTTGTTTCTTGCCGCAGATTCTACTGATGAAGCTATGAAAAGAGCATGCGATTTAGAGAAAGCTCCGCTAAATGCGGTCAGATCTGTTCGATTGGCTAAGAAGGGTGAATGGAATGAATGAAGAGCAAACTAGAGCTGCCCGAATAGTTTTAGATTATTTGGAAGAAAACAATAGCCACACTATTGGCAGATTGCTTACTTGGGATTTGTTTGGCGAAGAAGATCCTAAAAGGGATGAGCTTAGATACCGTACTTGGCTAGTTGCTAAACAATTTGAAGAAGCATATTACATGGAAGAGAGCAAACAAAAATGCAAATAAACATTATACGTTGTAATATGTGCGAAAAAGAATTTGACGATCTTTGGATTCGTGAATGTTCTGAATGTAAAACTGATTCATACTTAGTTCAAACTGTTGGTGAGCTTTGGATTGCACACTTGGCAACCGCTAATTACGATTTTTATCTAATGGCGGAAACTGAAGAAATAATGTGGGAAAAACTGGAAGCATCCTGGAAAGCTCACGCTGCCCGAACTGGGGCAACCTGGATTTGGGAAGATATCAAAGATAGTGTCTGGTATAACAAACAACATATAAACCTAACTTGGAAAAGGGGCTAAAAATGGCTAAAGCATTATGGGAAATTGGCAACGGTGAAGATCGATTTGTTTCTTGCGTTGATTGCGCTTATAAACACTTATCAAATTTATTTGACGAAGGGTTGATTACACCTAAACCGGTATTTGATGAAAACTATATTAGTGATTGCGAAAACTTTTGGGCTACTGAAGATTTTGTTGGCGAACACGCTGATTGTGAAGATTGCGCTAAATGTTCTAGCTGCAACATAAAGCTTGGCAAGTAATGAAGAAGAATGAGCAAGAAGAATTTTTACCTAGATGGCAAGATAATTTGCAACCTAAAAATAAAATAGCCGAAAATGTTATTGCCGTAACTTTAGTTATTTTACTTTTTATTTTTACGCTAGGAATTTTTACAAGTGTGCAACATATAGGCAACACAATAAAAGGGAGAAACTAATGCAAGATAATTGTTACGTTTATGGCGTTGGAGCTTGTGGATTCTTTGGTAGCGGTTCAAAACTGTATGACATGATTTGGGCAGATACTATTGTTGAAGCTATGTCTCAAATTCGGTCAGAGATTCCAGTTGGCGTTATCTCAATTCGTAAAGCGGTATTTGGTGAATTTGATTGCGATAACTTTACGCTTCAAGGGCATTATCCGCATACTGATAACTAAATAATCTGGTCAGATTTTGGTCAGATTTTGGTCAGATTTTGGTCTAAATCTGGTCTAGTTCTGGTTAGTTCCAGGTAGCTAACTGCCAAACATTCTATTTAGGCAGCTCAACCCTTCGCAAGCTCACGCCCCGAAGATCCAGGTTTAGGCATTAGCTCAAATTCTTAGCATATAAACGCCCCTAGACATGACAAATAAAGATAACGATATCGTAATAAATAAATAGCTGTAATCCTGGAATTTTGAAGCTCTAATCGTGTAGCTTGAATTCATGGCAACCGCCAAAAAGTAAACATAAAAAAAGGGTAATCATGTCAAAGAATCAAAAGTATTTGGAAACGCTTTATTTAGTAAAAGATCCGCAAGAAGTTTGGGGGACATACTGCCGCGAGTGTGCGGGCAAGTTAGGGGCAAGCTACGGGCTAGAATGGAACACTTATAAATTTATGGCGGAAAACATGCGTACGCCTAACGGTGTTTCACGCCCAGAAGGGGAAGAATGCGAACCGCTAGTTTTTGCCCCCGAAATTTTCGAATCAGATACGCCCCTAGGTTGTCAAGATTGTAATTTGTGGTTAGATGTATCTCTAAACGCTAACGCTATTGAATATATAAATGATCCGTTCAATGAATTTACAGCTTCCGCAAAGAAGCTACTATTAGGCAAAAACTAAAGAAGGGAAATAAAAGAATGTCTAAAAACACTAAAATCGTGCAACCTGGAACTAACTTATTCTTTGAAGGGCGGGCATGGCAAGATAAAACTTACGGTAATACTTACCATTCAGTAAGAATTTGGATAAATGGCGAAATCGTGGCAGTTGTACCGTTTAGATACGGTTACGAAAACGCGTACCAAACTTCCGCTATTGAAGCTCTAATCGAATTAGGTTACATGCCGCAAACTTTATTTCAGCATGGCGAAGATCGCCCTACTAGAGATTTTCCAATTTGGCAGATTGATCGCAAGCTTGAAACGGTAACTTATTCAGTCTTAACTTATGGCAAGAAGTCTGAACTTTGGAAGAAGGGCAACTAATGCAAGCGGGAGATGTCTATTTAGGTAACCCCGAAGGGTTAGAGCAATGGTCAGATTATCCGATAAAGATAAAGCTGATTAGAGAGATAACCGCCCCTTACAGCAATCAAGGGGATTGGGAAGCGGTTAGCTACTATATTCCGAAATGGTCTAAAACTTATGTTCAAGAATCGTGCCAAATTTGGACAGTTCAGCAAATAGCTGCAACTTTTCAAGTTCAAAATTTGGTCTAAATTTGGTCATAATCTGGTCAGAATCTGGTCAAGATCCGCCCTGGATCTGCCCAATACCCTAGGCGAGATCTGGAAGCTCACCCCCCGAAGCTCATAAGGCTAAGGGGGGTTTAGCTTTATCAGTTGTATCACACTAACACGCCTAGACACGACAAAAAAGAAGGGGAATATCTACCCGCTAAAGCTTAGGTTGAATCCTGGAGCGGTTGATTATACGGTTATGCTGCAAATATGCAACTTTATTAGATAACAATTTAGGGGGGTTATTGTTATAAAGATTTAGGGGGTTATAGGGGGGTATTGTGCAATAATCGAGATGTAGCTCAATCGGGAGCTACCTAAACAAAGGGTAAATTATGGAACAGTACCGTATTGAGATATTGGAAAACATTAGAACTGAAATATCCCCGCTTCTATGGGAAGAACTGCCAGAACTAACAAGGGAATTTTTTGGGGTATTTGGCAAAGTAAACCCTTGGAAACAGTACCCCGAATATTTGGGCGTAGAGCTAAACGATTATCAGCTAATTATCGGATTCGGAGATTCTAACCCCGATTATTGGGATGGAACTATTTTTTGGAGCATTTCCAAAGATTTTGCAACGGATAACTTTTATTCTGGCGAGATTCGCAACGGTAGCCCAAAATATATTCTTTGGGAGCTATTCGCAGATTTAGAAGAACAACTAAAGAAGGGGGCTAACTAATGTCATACCTAAAAGAACTAGCCCTATTGCTAACCTTGCTAGGAGCTTGGTATGCCCTAGTCTGGATTTTGTCCATACCAAACTAAACTGCTGCACAACCTGGATTTACCCCCCTAGAGCTAATTTAGGGGGGTTTATTCGTACATTCAAGATCAGAAATGAAAAGTTGCCCCCCTAAATACGCCCTATACGCCCGATACACGCCCTTACCCCCTAGAACATACAAACACCCCAACCCCCTTGAATTAGGCGATTCTGGGGCATTCTGAAGGGTCTATTTTATCGAACAACTGTTCGGGAGCGTTACCAAATTGTTATCTAAAACACTTGCATAAAGCTAACAAATATGCTAAGACACGACAAAAAAAAGAAGAAGCTCACGCCCTGGAACACTTAGCACATTAGAGTCAATAAATCAAGGGTTTATTTATAACGATTTTGCCCATAATTGTTACCTAAATAGTTACCCCCTAAACCTGGGTTGATGCAATAATCAAGGGGTGGCAACACCGCCACAAATAACAAAGGGTAAAAAATTGGACATAGATACATTAGACCGCAAGCTAACACAGTGGGCAGATAAGTTTTATATCTCCCCTTACACCACACGAAAAGATTCCGCTCTTATGATTCTTATTTTACAAGAAGCGGAAGCTGCAACTATTGAAGCTCACCTAAGGGAAGAATACGCTACCATTTTGCAGAACTTGAAGAAGAAGGGGAATAGGCGAATGGCAACTTTTCAATTTATTACTGGCGAACTTGTAACCGTAGAAGCGGATAACCTAGAAGAAGCGGAAGAACTGTTAGCCCTAGGCGATTACACATTCCAAGAAACTATTAGTGAATACCGCCCTAGTTCTGCCCCTTGCCCTAATCATGAAGGCAATTATGACTGCACCCCCTTTTGCTCTAAGTGTTATGGGGAGCAAGAACTACCCGCCATTAGAAGGCAAGGCGAAAACCGATAACACGCTGCAACTCCGCTAACCCCCGAAGCTCACGAAGCTAAGGGGGTTTAGCTTTACCCCGAAGCGTTGCGGATCATAAACAACACCCAAACCGCCCCCGCCTGGAATTTTACGATAGAGATACTTACCTAGGTAACATTTACCGAGGTAAATAAATCATTAGGGGGGTGGGTAAAATTCTGGCAACGGTTTTCAACCTGACAC